TCACCATTCAAGCCAGTTTTCTAAGTTTGGTCTGCTACATATTTCCGAACGACTATCACGCTCATTCAGCCAGTTATAGAAAGGTACTGGACGCTCTCTATATGCTGTTTCTTCTATAGATGATGATTTACTAAGCTTCATACTAGAACGTTCTACAGCCTTGTTATACGCTCCTACAAATACAGCTCTTAATGTGCTTGTAACTGTCAGAACACCTTCTTTAATGTCCATAGCAATTTTAAATAGCACGTTCTTAGCTTTTATTAAGTCGGGTGCATTTTGAACCCGAGTAGCTAATACAACTTTGTATAATTCGTCTTTCAAGTTATCAGCTAAAGGCAAGCTATTCATGAAGTCGAATAGCATCACCTGGTACTCGTTCATGTATTCCTTATGAGCTTCTTTTTCAGCGTGAGCATTATTATATATATTTTGTAAAGTGCTTGTTTTAAAAGATAAATGATTAAAAGATTTAGATGATTGGTTTTCTGTAAAAGACTCTGAAACCTTGTCATTACTGATGGCCTGAGCTGTTTCTCGTTGGGACACGCTCGATGGGACATAAGGTAAAATGCGATAAATACTAGCCCCTTTGATGCCGTTTAATTTAGTACTTGGCACTTTTTCGATGATGCCTAACTCTGTTAGTTTCTTCATTGATCGATAAACCGTCTTTGTGCTTATCTCTAATGCTGCAGCAATAGTACTCGCTTTTAAGTGGCATACACCTGTGTGTTCTAAGCTGTGTGATGCAAGTTTGTAAATGATGGCTCTTTCTGATTCTGTTAAGTCGTAATAGTGAACAGCCATGTGGTCTTCCAAACTCTTATCCATATCTCCTACTGAATCGAATGTTATGTATTGTGCTAGGTATTCGAATGCCATTTGTATTTCACCTCTTCTCAATTTGCATTAACAAATAAATAACTTTTGAAACTTTATAGTTACATTATACATAATTTAATTACCTTGTAAACACTTTATGATTTATTTTTTAATTTATCAGTTTACACTGTAATTTTTAAGTGTATAATTAAAGTATTAATACTAAATGGAAGATGGTGTTAAAGTGGGTAAAACTGAAGAAATAAAAATACTTTTAATCAAAACAGGAAAGTCAGTAACAGAGGTTGCCGAAGCATTGGGAACATCATCACAAAATTTATCCAACAAAATGCGTCGTGACGATTTTAAAGTAAGTGAATTAGAAGCAATAGCAAAAGTATGCGGAGTAAAATTTGAAAGTAATTTCCTTCTAGATGATGGAACTAAAATCTAAAACAATATAAAACACTTTTTATGTAGCAGATAACTAAATAAGGTTGTCTGTTTTTTTGTATGTACTTTCACTACCATATTTCCTAAAATGGAAATATAGAGGGAGGAATTATTTATGAAAAAGTTATTAACATTTATTGTGCTGCTATCTGTACTTACTTTGGCAGCATGCGGCAGTACCAGCAAAGAAGCTTCAGTTACAACAAACGATGTTATACAGTCGTTTAAAGATGATGGATTAGACATAGGAGATGTTTCTGATTTAGAAAATAAAGAATTTGGGGACACGCGTAAAGACGGTAAACGTATTTTAGTTCCGTCACTTGGAGAAGATGCGGGTGGTCGTTTATTTATGTTCAAAGATAAAAAGGGATTAGAAAAAGCAAAATCATATTACGATGAATTAGGCAAAGAGTCTCCTTTACTTTACTCACACACACATGCAAATGGTCTGTTTTTAATACAAATGAATGGCGATATGACAGATGCCGAATTTGAGAAGTTTAAAAATTCAATGGACGAAGCATTAAAATAATATTTTTTTCAAAAATTAGTCACTCAAACGAGTGGCTTTTTTCATGAAAATTTTTAACTAAATAGGAAAATAAATCTTCAATACCTGTTTACTCAAGTATGTAGATATGATATAATAAGAGTATAGAAAGGAGGTAACAATAATGGAACTTGAAAGAGTAGTAGCAATCACAGCATTCGTCAACTTAGCAATCGCAATCATTAACTTCCAAACAGCAAAGTTAAACAACCAGAAAGCGAAAGCACTTGATGAAAAAGAAAAAGACACCACTTCAAAGAAGTAGCGTCCAACAAAGTTTAAAAATGAAGGTTAAGGCTAGCACCCTTAGCCTTCACATTAAATATAAATGATTTGCAGATGGTATACAATCAAAATGAAAAAGGAGAAGTGATTTCATGACAACTTTAACTTTAATTCTCACAGTTGCAGCACTCTTAATTATTGGTGCCACAGTTGTTACAATGAGGAAAAAATAATAAAACTAGGTGGTATCATCCAATGTCGAAAAACTACTCTTTCAATAGCAAAGAAGAATTTATAAAATTAGTTCAAACGGAGATCCTAACATCATCAGAAGTGTTGGAGGAATTGCAAATTTCTAGACAGTCCTTAAATTCACTTGTAAAACGTGGAAAGCTAACTCCTATCAAAGAGTTACCGCGCGATCGAATGTTTTTACGTGAAGATGTGGAAGCTAGAAAAGAAGCAGCAAAAGATTTGAATGCTAAATATAGACCGTATGATGAATAAAAAATTGACCAGGTACTCACATTCAATTGAGCGCCTGGTCTTTATTTTGGTAACTGATTAATAGTTTTTCTACCTGAGTTTTAAGAGCCATATTAGCATATCTGAGTACCACATCATTACCAGCTGTAGCTATATGAACGTCACTAAAATATTCGTCTATCTTTTCTATCTTTACCAATCTTATTTTGTCTTTTGCTAACAACCTTTTTGAATCGTAATAATCATGGGTTATGTCCTTTAGTAATCTTTCGAGGATTGGTAAATAAACTTTACTCATTTTTAGATTTTCAATTACAGGGAAATCACGTTGCAATGATTGTACTGCCATTTCTAGAATTAAAAATTTGTGAAAAAGTTTCCGTTGTTCAGGTTTCAACATACAACCGAACGATCCTTGTGGCTGATTGGAACAACTGCCAATACATTATCAATCATAAATGTGCGCTTGGCTTGCCTTGTAAAACAATACGCTTGAAACGAGCCACCAACAATTTTAATAATCTTGATTCGCCTTTTTGACACTTTGCCGTCCTTAGCCATGTACATCATATTTAATAATTGGTTCCGTTGCATTGCTTTAATCAGTTGTTCTTTCATCATTCCACACCTCTCAAATAAGAACATTCGTTTGTATCATTTTAGAACAGATGTTTGTATTTTGACAAGCATTAATTTGTGGAAATAAAAAAGCCCATTACCAATTTAGGTAACAGGCATTTGTTTTATCGTTGGGAGATTATAATTTTCAATCCCTCAAAATCACCACTTGTCATCGAACCTTGGTCGAATTTCTCAAGCCACGACTTATCAATTTTCTTTTTATCCACTGATTGTTTAATGTAGTCACGTACAGCAGCCTTCGTTGTGTCATTAGTGAATAACATTTTATCATCATCCTTTGCTATTGGTTTAGTTGTATTGCCTTCCACAGTTAATTGCACTTGGTATTTGCTATTGGTTGGAATAATCACTTGTCCTTCAATTTTGTACCCCTTCGGCATAATCCAATTTGGCTTAACCTCAAAGTGAGGACGATCAATATTACCTGTCCAATCTCCACCCCATGTGATGCCTATCTTACGTGCAATAGCGCCTACTCGACTTAGGGTTGCTACATCATATAAATCCTGTGGAGGACCAACAGCAATATCCCACGCTAATCGTGACTTATGGTTACCATCTAGTGTCCAAGTAACAATCTGCCCTGGTCGAGTTCTTCCCTGTGCATAGAGGTACTTCTGTCGTTCTTGTGAGCGATATGTTTCAGTAATAAAGATGTTCTTAATACCTGCTTTAAAGCACTCTTGGAACAACAATCTACATGCTGATTGTGCAGCTGGTAATAGTTCAGAAATCTCTCGACAGGTTGTTGTAATGCTTGTCATTTCACATCACCCTTTGGTTTGTCATAATTCATTGCTTGCTCGCTGTCTGAGGTACCTTTGGTAGTCGGGTCGATAATAATACCAAGTAAACCTAAAATGCTTAATACAGTCTCTGAAATGGCTGTGATTTGTGCATTGTAAATTGTAATATCGACATTAAAAATGCCCGCTGTTTGATTAGCGAGCACTAATAGTAATGCGATTAATGACACCCAAAATTGTTTATGTTGAAGACGTACTTTCCAATTGATTTTCATGCTGATTCCTCCATTTATAGTTTCATAAAGTTTAGTACAAGGGCAATGATCGCTACTGCCCAGCCACCCCAGTTTTGTATAGCTTCTAGTACTTTGTTTTTACCAATTGATACAGCTTCAATCTGCACCATCAATTCTTTAACTTGATCAACCTCAAGTTTTAATCCTTGGTACTCTTCACGCAATCCATTGTACTGTTTTATCAAATTACGAGTCTCTTGCATTTCCCCACGTAAAGCATTTATTTGTTCGAACAATTCTTTATTCGAATACCATTCTTCCCCCATCTTTGACACCTACCTTACAAATAAAAATAGCACTGCTTGGCACAGTGCATTGCTTAGGTCTTGTTGTATAAAAATAGCCCTCATCTGCGGAATGTAATATAAAAAGCACCCTCAAACGAGAGTGCTAAACCTAAACCTGTATTTAGTTATGTTTATTAATCCAATCTTGAATATAAAAATTTTTATCAGGTTTATCTTTAAACCAATTAATTGTATAATTTAATTCCTTTAAAATTTTAATAAACAACTCAATATCTTTAGGCTCATGTTCTGTAAACATATATAGTTTTCTTAAGGTTTTATCTTGAGGTTTACCAACACTAAGCCTTTTAGGTCCTCCGAAATAAATTTTATCAGCTTCATCAATTGCACCAGTTTTAATAATTTTATCCTTATTTTCTTTCATTAATTTTCCTTTTTGTTCTGGCAATATAACTTGAGGAATTTTATTATTTAATTCTTCCATGAAAGACCTAAAATTAAAAGTTCCATCTCCTTCTTTTAATTGCAGTTCGTTGATAATTTTTCTTTTTAATTTTGAATTAAGATATATATAAAAATCGCCTTTAGAATGGTTACCGTATAACGTTTCTGTTGCGAAGCCACTTGAATTCCTCATAAATATAAATAATTTATCCTTCGAACTTTCATCCTCTTCTGAAAAGAAATTCATAAATAAAAATCTACCTTTTCCAATACTCAGTTCAAAAATATAATTTTTTGTTTCATTTTCAGCTTGGTTATAAATATTGAACAAGTTAGTCAAATTAAATCTTTCATCAGCCATCTTTTTCTCTCCTTTCATCTATCTACTCAATTCGACAACAGGAAAGTATTTCCTCTAATTTCAGACATAAAAAATAACGCTAGCTTATGCTGCGTCTACTTGTTTTCGTTATCGTTTATTAAATGCTCGGATTTTTTCTCTTGAAGTGATACATCTATTCCTTCTTTTAAATCAGGTCGTTTAGTAATGCATTCTTTATACGCCAATGCTCCAGAAGTAATACGATAGACTAGGAAATCAATGATAACTTGATTCATATTATAGACCCTCTTTCTCTAAAATAAGTGTTTGTATTATTTCTTCAAGTTGAGCGATTTTTTCGGAATCAGAAATTACTGGTTGTATAGGTTGTAGTGAATCTATGAAGTCTTTATATTCTTGCTCGGTAACTTGCGTGATGAACTCGTTATCTGGGACTGTATAATCAGTAACGTTGTAAATAAGATAACAAATCTTATAATCGGAGTTGTAGATAGCTGAGTTGGGGACAACCGAGTTTGGTGAGTTGATATCCAGACCATGATAATCCATGTTTCCATTAGGTTGAACAACATCAGTAATCTTCAAATAAGCTAATAGAATCTCGTTATTTTGTGTGTTTTCGTTTGACATGTTTATATCTTCCTTCCTATGTTTGTTAATAATTCTGCAAACCCAAGTACAGCTCCAGCACTTCCATCATTACTGTTTAACCCTGTTTCTCGCCAAGCGTTATTTTCTCGGTTAACAATACCACTCCAAGCGTCAGCAGTCATCAACCACACATTTTGTTGCAGTAGTCTAGTCATGCCGTAACCGCCCATATAATATGCCGAAACTGAATACTCCATAACCATACTTGCGTTAAAAATACCAAGTCTTGAGTTTGGAATATCACCCTTGTTACCAACCAGTTTTAAGTTAGCAACATTGTTATTATATGGCTCTATTGTTATTAATGCAGTCGGACTGTAGAACCCACCTATGAATATAGTTCTCACAGCGACACCCGTTGTCCAATCGTATTCGGTAATCTTATCCAATTGTCTAGCAACTTGAACATACCCATGTCGCACCATCTCGATATAAGTGTATATTTTGTTTGATGGTTCCGGTAGGGTAATAGTATTCGTAGTTATACCAGCAGCGTTCCGATGGATAACTCGGAAAGTCATAGTGTTGTTCGAATCATTTCCTGTAACTTCAAGAGAGACGCGTCCACCATCGTCTGTTTGTCTATTGACAAAACCGTGATTTCGTCTCATTGTGGTGTTTTGTATATCAGCATAAGTATCTAACTTACCATGTGCGGCATCAATGATGCCAGTAACACCATCTATAACAATTCCTCGTTTTAAGTGTTCAGGTTTCAAATTTGATAAGTCCAGAACACCAGTTACGATACCGTTTATCGTACCTATTGTTTTTCCTTTGCGGACATCGTTGGCTACCGCATCTCCGTAATCGCCCCCTTCATCCGTTAATATAAAAACCGAACCATCATAAATAATATTGTAAATACCGTTAGCTTTTAAGAACCCTGAATTAATTGGGACATTCCCATTCTTTCGAATAGACTTAGTTCCCAAACCATCAACATTTATAGTAACTGCTCCTGTGTTTGCGGATACGTTTTTGAACTTAATAGATAATCCTTCGAAATATGCCGTGATTGGTTTAGTTCCCGCTAATGATGTATAGGCTTTATCATTAACCCTTGTAGCCCTACCGTAGTTATTGTGACGTAATGCATCTTTATCATGATTTCCAAAATTCGTTTCTAAGTCAGCTATACGAGCAGCTAAGTTGGCTGCAACATCACCATCCAAAATATCTTTGATGTTGTTAAACCAATTCATGAAGTCTTGCTCTTGTAGGTTTTTCCAATCCTCTAAGTCACTTGACACGCTTGCTTTTGTCGCTTCAAACCAAGCTTGATATTGATTGAAAATTGTAGTTGTATCAACTTGATTTACTGTTCCATGTACGATACCGCATAAAGCACTATTTAACCTTTGATCAGTGATATTCGCCTGTGTAATTTGAGTAACCCCATTGTTGATTAGTACATCAGCTAAGGCCAACTCATAAGCGTCCGCATCACGTTGCAGTGTTGGCGCAACTGGACTACTCGCAAATGTACCTTTTTTGACTACGATTTCTATTTTCCTAGTTAAATGATTAAGACGCATGACAACTCGGTCAATACGCTTTAAAACACCATCCGCAACATCTAATGTCAACACATGATCTCCATCACTATAAATAAAATAGCCGTCAATCCAGCCACTTCCTGGTTTAACGACTACTTTCATATTCTGATATGCAGCTACTTGAAGGTTTGAGGATGGATTTGGAAAAACACCATTACCTATAAAGGTAGCGAAATATTTCGCAAACCACCATGCATTGTATTTACGATCACCGTTGACACTGTTGAAAATACCACTATATATCGTCATTACTTATTCACCTTCTTTTTTATCTTTTCGTAGATAGTTGGGATATTGCTGCCAAAGTTAATACTAAGTGTTATTCCTTCCTTATTGCTTGTTAAAGTGGCTGAAATAACACGTGGATGTAAAACGCGTTGTATCTCATCATTTCGTACACTTACTCGATCACCAAGCTTATAATCAACGTTGTACGTAAATTGACTATACATATCTACTTCACTTTCAAACGTTTCGATGATTTGGTATTCAGACAATTTTTCATCTCCGCGCTTTTTAAGAGCCTCATCATATTCTTCTGGAGTCATCGTTTTTTGATTGTCGTTGTCATCTGTATATTCACTTTGCAAATCCCGCGCATCTACATATAATTCACGTCGATTAAATCCACTTAGGTGGTCATTAGTAACGACTTGCTTTCGTTCAACACCTTCGCCCTCACCTGCCACTATAGCTGTCGACCTATAATCCACTTTATTATGAATGTACTTTTGGTTAATGATATTGTCGAACTCTTTACTAAAGATGACATGTGGATTTACAATCTGCTGGGTACTGCGGTCGACACCTTGCCAGGTAACAACATCAAATTTCTTATCCTGATGATTAAGCAATACATCAATACTCATCTCATGTTTGTTGCATATCTCAAGGACATGGCCAATCACTTCTCCACCTGTTTTTGTCGACTCATCATTAATGATTATACCTTTGTTAGGTGCCAATCTTAAGTTTGGAAGTACTCTGTTTGGATTGCTGGGAGCAATGAAGTTCGTTTTTACGAAATATTTGATAAGGTCCTCCACATTGCCCTCATATCGTTGTTGAACATCAATCGATCTCCAAGACAACATGTAATTAAGTGAATAAGCATGAATTTCTATTTCTGTTTCTGATTCGTCCGTATAATCAAAGTGTTCAATGATAAAGCCATAATTAACATCATCTTGTGTTGTTAAAATATTGTCATGCTTTAACAATTCAATGGCTTCTGATGAGCTTGCAATGCGTAAGATAAGCTGACTTACCTTATCATAATTGCGTTCAATTTGAAGCTCTTTATATTCACTGATTTCTCCGATAAGCTCGATGTTTGAATTAAATACATACAGTTCCTTCATTGTTATACACCTATCCTTTTCGGAGTGAATTCAATAGACACCTCTAGAAAATCTAAGCCACTAGTTGCATCATACCGGAGTAAATTATCTCCTGGTTCCAATTGAAGAAATTTTGAAGTACCAAAGTCAAAAGCATTAAAGATACTGGTCTTTACATTATTTCTAATCAAAGTGATGGAACGCTTTCCTTTGTAAGTAGAAACCTCAATTACATCACCAGCAAGCATTGTGTACTTTAGATTGAATGCTTCATAGGTAGTTACATTAAGCAACTTTGGATTTACCACCTGTGACAGTGCCAAAAATCGTATAGACATGCCAGATGATTCACTACCTTCATTCAATACATTCACAATCAAAGAGGGATTACGATACCCGATTTCAATGCCTTCCTCTACAACTTCCAAAGGAAATTCTAAGTTTGATTCCCAAAGGGCTATATCTACTTTTCGCGATGCTGCCTCATAAATAAATGGATCACTTGATATAAATTGGAGTAATCCTGTAACCCATCTGCTGTTGTCATTAGCTCTACCTTGATTGAATAATGGGGCTGCACTTAAATTAGCATTTACATAGAACTGACCTCCTGAGTTCGTTGAAAAATCAATTCTCATCGGATTAAATTTCGGATTACAAACGCGATAAATATCTTGTCTCTTTTCCTCAATCCACCAATGCTCTACATTTGTTTTTTTTATATAAAAAGGTACATCTACATCACGTGTAGAAAGAGTGGTCGATTGATAATGAGCTCCATCAGAAGTAGTCTCGGACATATTCACATTTGCACCTAATCCACTAATTGCAAAATCATCACGAATAAAAAAGTGACGACCGGAAACTATCGAGTCGCCACGATTATTAGTAATCGTCATATCTTTAATTAACAAGTCGTCACCTCCTAAAATGCAAACTGCATACGACGTAATGTACGCTCCATCTCGCGAGCTCCACTATCATTAGTGTGGATGACCACGGATGGTTTAAAGTGTTTAGAATTATCAACATTGCCCCTATTACCATTAGAAAGTGGTGCATTGTCCTCCACAGAAGAAGCTAATCGTCTTGAAGCATCTGCAACTTTGTTCACCATGTCATCCATCCCTAACACTAATCCTTGGCCAATGTTTACACCAAAGCCTCGCATCACGCGTGAAGGACTGTGGATGTCTAATGCTTGTTGAATAGTACTTGAAATAGAGTTGGCTATTTGCCGGGCTTTAGAAATCAACGGCCCTTCCATGCTTGCTAAACCGTTTAGAAGCCCTTGTCCAGCATCTGCCCCAATTTGTTGTAGGGATGATAGTTCGGTTGCTGTAGTGCTTGTGAGCTCTTTAATTTTGTAGCCCCATTCAGCTTTTAAAATATTTAGCTGTTTTATAGCTGCTTCTTGTAATGCAAGAATCTGCTTGTCAGTATCTTCTTTCATACCTACTAATTCAGCTTCAGTTTGTTCTCTCGCTAACGCTGCTTTTTCTTGATACAGTGCACTATATTGCGTTAATTGTTCATCTGTAAGTTGATTAAGGGCCATTAGTTCTGGAAGAGCCTTAACCCCTAAGTCACTTAATTCTGCCAACAAATCAGCATCTATGTTTCGTGATGCAAGCTTTGCAAACTCATCTTGCCACTGTTTAAAACCGTCAACCTGTGATTGTAAATTACTAAGTAACTCTGTACCACTGTTTTTAACTTCAACTTTGAACTCATCAAACAGTCCAGCGAATGACATCAAGGAAGATTGACGCTTATTGAATTCATCTTGATATGCTTTAGTCAGGTCATTTTCCTGCTTAATCAAATCATCATTGACCTTTTGCATTTGGCCTTGATAGTCTTTATTAATTGCTACTAGTTCTTTATTAATCGCTTCAACAGATTTTTGATATTCCTTCTGAGCTGAGATACGTTCTTTCGAGCCTTCTGCAAATAACTCTATTGATTGTTCCCATATAGCTGCTTCTTCAATTAAGGACATTTCATCTAAGGATTTTTTATCGGCAATATAGCTTTTGATGACTTCTAGATATTCCTTCTCAGACTTTTCAACAAGTGCTTTGTATTTTTTATTGAAGTCTTGGTCAGCCTTAATCTTTTTGTCCCTATATGAAGCTTCTAATATAGCAATATCTTGCAGTTCTTTTTGAGTTAAAGCGCGTTTCTTTTTAGCAGCATTATTTCTGATCTTGTAGATTTTTTCTAAAGTCTTATCATTTTTATCCTCGTTCTTCTTATTAAACTCATCAACAAGATTTGAGTATTCTTTTTGATAATTTTTTGAAACTGCAAGAATGCCATCTCCTATATTAGACATGGCCTGATTGACTTTAGGGCTTGATTCATTTAACCCAATGACTAAACCTTCACCCGTCCACAATCCAATTTGTTTAAATACCCTTGATGGCGAGTGAATATCAAGCATTGTTTTGGCTTTATTGATAACTCCATCTACAACACCAGTTATTGCTTCTATTGCATTTTTACCCATTTGAGTAATCCCACTGATTAAGCCATTCACTAAATCTTTACCGATATTCACCATGTCTTTTGTTTTATTAACTATGCCGTTTATTAAAGAACTAACTAAATTTATTCCAGCAGATAATAAATCTTTAGTAAAACTCAGTATCTTTTTAATGAGACTTGTGATCAGTTCCGCACCAGCGCTTACTATGTCCTCAAGTAAAGACAGTATTCCAGATATTAATTTCCCTATTAACGTTGCACCTGCAGCAAGTAAGTCACCCACAAAACTTAGAATTGTGCCCAATAACTCATAAATTAATGTACCGCCTGCTTTTAATAGTTGTCCTAAAATCGATAGTATACCTTCTATTAAAGCTACAATTAATTGAGCACCAGCACTTAGAAGTTCAGGTAGTAAATCAATAATTGCTTTTACTAAAGTAGCAACCAATGTAATAGCAGCCTCGATTAGTTGCGGTATAACTTGTATTAATCCTTCTACAAGTGCCTCCACTATTTTTATACCAGCATCAATTAGTTGAGGTAGTAATAAAATTAATGCTTCAACTAAAGACACAATTAAAGTTAATGCGGCTTCAATGATGGCTGGAATGGCTTTTATCAAACCATCAACTAATGCAACAATGATTTGTATGCCAGCTTCTATTATTTTAGGCAGAAGTAGAATCAATGCCCCGACAAGAGTAATGAGGATTGTTATTGCTGCATCTATTATTGTCGGTAAAGCCGAAATAATACTTTCAATCAGTGTGGTAATGACCGTTAAACCTATAGTGATAATTCGAGGCAATGCTGTTGTTATGCCCTCCACAAGAGATAAGATTATATTTAGTGCACTTTCAATGATTAAGGGCAATGCCGTTACAATACCATTTAACAAAGTTTCTACAATTGTTAATCCAGTTTTCAACAGTAAAGGCAACACTTTTGTCAATGTACTCACTACTGTCTCTATTAATTGAGTCACTACTTTTATTATCATTGGCAATGCTGTAACAATGCCATTAATAAGGTTTGTTAATATCGAGACTCCAACCTCCACAAGTTGAGGTATTAAAGTGGCAATCGTTGTCGTGAGGGTTTCAATCAATCCAGTAATTGCTTTTACCACCAATGGTAGGTTTTTCGTAATGCTGTTAGCTAATTTAGTGACAATATCAGCTGCTAACAATATTATCCGAGGAACTATCATTACAACTGCATCAATAATGCTAGGTAGCATATCTACAAAACGAGAAATTAGGTTTGAAATGTTCTCTACAATGCCAGTTATAGATTTAGAAAAATTATTGGCCACCTCATCAAGAGACATCTCACCTTTAAGCATCGAAAACACATCTTGTAGCAATGTCGTATGATTAAATAGCTTTAAAATAATATTTGCTAACATACCCCATGGTCCTAATAACATCAACACCGTTGATACAATTGCTTCTAGTGCTATTTTTAGTCCATCCATCGCATTACTTAAATTTAATACATCAGTAACAATTGACAACTTTTCTTTCAAGTTATCTAGCAATCCAGTTACTTTGCTTAAAGCCCCGGACCAAACAGACATCATCATACTTGGTACTTCACTCATTTTTGAACCAAATGCTGTTACAGTTGATAAAACATTATTAAATCCAGATACCATTTTTTCTGATAAAACACCGAAAAACTCACTAATAGGTTCCCAGTTTTTATAAATCAAAACGGCACCCGTTACTAATGCCATTACTGTGAGACCGATTGGACCAGTAAGAGCACTAAAGATGGTGCCTAAAAAAGCAAATTTCGTGGCTAAAAATGCAGCTAAACCACCAGCTTCTCCGATAACTAAAGCTACTGTTCCGAAAGCTGAAACAATAGAACCTATACTAGAAACTAATGCACCAATAACAAGAATTACTGGACCAATAGCTGCGGCAATTCCACCTAAAACCAAGATCATTTTTTGAGTGCCTTCGCTAAGATTTGCGAATTTTTCAATCCATGGTTCAATCATTTCAACAACCTTTAAAACCATTGGAATTAAAATGCTTCCGAGTGTAATACCAATATCCGTAATCTTATTTTTCAAAATGATAAGTTGTGATTCGGTGGTTTTATAGCGTTGTTCAGCTTCATTGGTTAACGCAACATTTTCTTCCCAAGCTTGGTTTGCAACGTCAATCGATTCAGCAAAAAGTTCATTTGCATTCCCTGCACGTAATAATGAGTCACGTAGAAGAATCTCTGTAATACCCATCTCTTGTAACATATTGATGGCTGATTCTCCTGCTTGTTCTGCATTACCAAGACCATTTACAAATGACCCGATGGCTCCAACTGCATCCTTTTCAAACATCTCTTTAAATTGCTTACTAGTCATGCCAGCAATCTTAGCGAAGTTTTCTAGATCGAGACCGGCGTTTACGATGTTTTTCATTTCCTTGTTGGTCATACCTAATGAGTCAGCTAAAGACGTGAAATCCATGCTGTTATTAGCCGCAAGCATTTGTAATTCTCGTAAAGACATACCTGTTTTTTTAGATAGTTCTTCTGTTTTGCCTAGCCCTGTTGTTGCTGCTACCTGCATACGCACCATTACACGAGATAAAGCCGAACCACCCATCTCAGCTTGGATACCAACTGAAGATAATGCGGTAGCAAGACCTAGAATGTCAGCTTCAGACATACCAATTTGTGCACCGGCTCCTGCTAGACGTAAAGACATTTCTATGATCTCAGATTCAGTTGTCGCGAAATTGTTCCCAAGTCCTACAACTGTAGAACCTAATTTGTCAAAGTCTTGTTGAGACATCTTCGTGATGTTTGCAAACCGCGCAAGCGCAGTCGCTGCTTCATCAGCAGACATATTTGTTGCAACACCCATGTCTGTCATGGTTCTTGTAAAGCCTATAATTGCATCGTTTTTAATACCTAACTGCCCAGCAGCCTCAGCTACTTTAGCAATCTCTGTAGCAGCAGCAGGAATTTCTTTAGACATGTTTCGGATCTCATCTGAGAAGAATTGAAATTCTGATTCGGTTGCATCAACTGTTTTACGAACACCTGCGAATGCTGATTCGAAGTCTGAAGCAGCTTTAAAGGCACCAACACCCATAGCTGCAATAGGTGCTGTGACATACATGGATAATTTCTTACCAACATTCATCATTCCATCGCCTACTGCAGATATTTTATTACCTACTTCTTGCATGCGTTGGCCAGTTTGCGTCCATTGTGATGATTGAATCCTTAACTGCTCTGTAACCTCTGCTAATTCTCGTTCAAGGCGATTGTACTGCACTTGTGCTTGGTTAACTGCATTGGCCTGTCGTTCAATTTGAGCTGACGATGCGGTACCACTAGCTACTAACTCATCATATCTACGTCGCTGTTCTTGCAACTTGATTGAAGCTGCATCGAATGAACGTGATAATACATTTTGTTTTTGAGAGATACCAGTTAGTGAATTTTCATACTCTGACCCTCTGGCTCGGATTGCTTGTAATTCACTACCCATTGCCTTCATGTTTCGGTTTACTTGAGCTACTGTACCGTTAAAATTCGAGGCATTTAAACTAAGACTGACTTCTAAACTCCCTATGTTTGCCATATTTTCTCACCGCCTTCTTGGCAAAAATAAAAATCACAACCAACTGATGTCGTCGGCTGTGACCTCTTCTATTTCTTCATCATCTTCATTTGATAGTTCAAACCAAAAATGAATATCCATTTCATCTATTTCATGAAGTTTGTAACCAGCTTTTAATAAATCACGATAAAACTTTTTGATATTTTGATAGGCGGTTGGGCCACTTACTTTCCCTCATCAGGTGTCGTTGTTGCTTCAAGACCACCAATATTAAGTACACTGTTGAATACTCGCATGATTTCACTTTGTAATAGCCCTGCTTCTAAACCGTCCCATACGTCATCCACAGTGAATTGATTGTCAAAAACATTTACTACGAAATTGATCATTTCATCAAAAGTTTCTACTGTAATTTCATTGCCTTCTTTTCGCATTTTTTCATTCATTTTCAATGCGTTACGGAAAACACGCGCCTTTACAAAGTCGTTTGTAAAAGTCTTTTCTTTTTTATCAATTCGTAATGTAATTTGCATTTTTCATCCATCCTTTTCGTTAGTCACTTATTTTTAGTTTTAATTAAAAGAAAAGAAGCCCTATAAAAGGACTTCTGTTTAAGGTGTTGGTACTGTTGGTTCAGTCGGCTTTGCAACTGAAGCAAAGAATGTTTCGGGAGTAGCAGTTACCCCTGTGTCACGAGTATCTACTGTATGTTTGATGTTACCATCTGTTAATGGCAATGCTTCACCACTAAATGGATATGTTTTATAATTTGTTTCACCTTTTTTACGAGTAGCGTTGGATTCCTCACCTGGTTTTAATTTTGCTTTGAAGAACCACACAAGTTTAGATCCTGATTCATAGCCAATTGCAATAGCATTTGGTGAATCATTTGAGTTGGTGATAATACCACCTTCTGCAGATTTCTTGTGGCCATACCAATCAACTAATACCTCTGTTGGTAAATCAGCAGTCTCGCCTGCAATTGTAATAGAATCCATTTGTGCCTCTTGGTCCACCACACGGTCCCCAGCATCTAAAGAAGCTTCTGAGAAGTTAGGTGTGAGAGTTAAAGAGATTGGCATTGTTAATGTTTTAACATCTCCCCATGTTTCTGTTTGTTCATCTGTCATTAATGCATAATGGATCCGTTTCAAACTAATTTTTTGTGGTTTTTCATTTACAGTTGTAGCTGCCATTTTCATGACCTCCTATTATTTAATATTCATCAAAAAAGACGAATCGCAACACTTTGTTAAAGTGGGAATCGCCTTCTTGTTTTGGTGCATCGTATTCAAATGTGCGTTCATAGTCAGCTGATTCCATCAATCGCTTGATGTCCTCCACAAGGTGATAGTAATTAGGTCTCGACCAAACGTTGATTTGAATTAGTCGTTCAGTCTCGTATTCCTGATCTGATGCTTCAAGTGCTGGCTTTGCATTGATTTCTAAGAATGTAATGTATTGATTTGGGATAGTTGAACCGGTTGGAACACTGTTAAAAAATACATCTAATTTAAGTGGTGACAAAGTATCTGTGATGTGTGCAGAAATATCTATCATAGATTTTTCGCTTTCTTTATCTCATCAGCAATAGCATTTAATGCACCTGGTTTACTAAATTCAAATCCTCGTGTAAAGAATGGATTTGGTGCAATCGGTCCCCATGTTACTTTCTGGCGTTTACCCTTTTTCGTAACATATTTACTTCCAGCACTCCGCCCACCTTCTATGATATGGCCGTGGTAGGCTTTACCTGTGTGCACCTTGGCTTCACCATCTTTTGCTCTTTTTATTTTAATGTTACTTTTCAATTTATTTTTCTTATTTTTAGATTTCCCAACAGGCACTTCTTTTTCAACAGCTTCTTTGACTACTTTTGCTCCTGCATTTAATGCTTTGTTTTCCTCTTCCTTTTCTAATGGTAAATTCATTAGATTTTGCATCAAAGCGTCCATACCTTGTATTTCAAAATTCATCTAAACCACCTCTTTTAAAAAGATTGTGAGCCACTGGTTATCTCCATTATCATTCACAGGTGGCGAATCCATTTCGTATGTTTTGCCAGCTACTTCAACCCGCATATCTTCTGTAATATCCTTCCGGTACCGTATACCAATAACACATTTCCCTTGCCATTGTGTAGCATCAGAACTAAATAATCTGTAACCTTTTGCAGTCTTCAATTCCGCCCATACGGTTTCATGTTTAGTCCAATCTTCACTTGGCCACCCGTTGATAGTTGTACCTGGTGGATTTAAGAATGTAGCGCGCTTGTTCATACGACCTGCGTTATTGTTGTTGCGATAGTTCATCAGGATCCACCCACTTTATCTGTAAAATCATCGATTGTAAGCCGTATGGGATAGGTTGTTGTGCTGTTTTAATTGTGGAAGGCGTAATAGCAATACGATTCTCATAAAAATGTGTAGAGAGCGTCATAATAGCTAAACGATGTAAGGCAAATACGTCTTTGTCCTCCACAATCAAATAATAATCGTCTGGCTGTTTAACCCCTGCATTCTCCAAATAAAAAATAGATGATTGCAGAATAGTAGAAAGGGAACGATCCTCATCATTTCCATCAATCCGTAAATATTCTTTAAGCTCATCCAGTAATGGCATTAAGCATCACTCTTTTCATCTGTGGAAGGCAGTTTAGGCGCTTGCTTTGTAGGAGCTTTCTTAGGCTCTTCAACAGCTTTTAGGAATGCTACCCCATATTCTTCATGGACTTCCGTCAAAGCCTCCGCACGTGCTTTAACAAGCTTTTTACCATCGGCTGGATAAGTATCTCCTACTTCGTAAACATGGCCTGCATGGTTATTTTCTTGAAAACGATTAATTACTTTGTATTGGCTCATTTGATTCACCTTCTTTCTATAAACTAAGAATTTCTAATTCTATTAATCTCCAGGAGCTGGAACTACATCCGCGATACGGAAAGCAGATGCTAATTTGATTCGGTGGTCAAAGTAAGCTGTAACAACAAATTGCTCAATACCAGTTTTAATATCTTTATCGCGTTCGAAAGTTTCACCAATATCATAGTTAAAGTGTGAGTATGATAGATCGCCAACGATTGGTTTTGTAGCTGCATCAGCAAAAATAACAGGTTTACCTAATACTTGTTCAGGTTGTGCAGTGTATAGTGTAGCATTCCCATTCGCTAATTTTTCAATGATGTCAGAGTAATCAGCGTACGACATAATAATTTGTGCGTTTTCACGGTAATCTTCATGTAAATCAGCAATAGCTTTACGAATAGCTGTGTAAGTATCTGCACCAGTCACTTTAATAATGCCGTTTTCTGCAGAATAGAAGCTCATGTGTTCTTCGCCACTTTTTGGCGTTGTTGTAAATGCCACTTTCTTTTCCTTTGCAGCTACACCGGATTTAAGTGCATTTTCCACATGTCCAACTAAATCTGCATCTGAACCATTAATTACTGTTTCAGAAACCCCTGCAAATACTTTGAACTTGTTACGTGTGAATGCTACAGTATCACCTTTTGCTTTTAATTCTTTTGCAGTAGCCATATCAGCGATGAAGTCATCGTCATCTAATGTGAAAGATAGACGTGGCAATTCTAGATTCGTAATTTGTGTTACTGCAGAATTTCCACGCAATGGATTTTTAGCTAACGGTGCTAAGATGACATCTTGTGAAACTGTTTTAGGTAAGAATTTACCACCACCAGAAGCTACATCATCGCCAAGTGCTGCGCGAATATCTGCATCAATCGCTTTTCCACGCATAGTAGAACGGACTAATGATGCTTTGGCAGCAATAACTTTTTGTTGTGGGTTATCGATGGCATTTACACCTTTGTTAGCATCAATTTTAGCTTTAACTTCTTTATCTACTTGATCGTGTTGTTGCTTAATTACATCAAAGCGTAATTGTAAATCATCACGTGACTTTTGAGCGGCTTTAATATCTTCTGGATTTGATGTTGGGTCAGAAGCCTTTGCAGTAACTTCGCCTTCTGCTTTTTTTAATTGTTGACCAATCATCATCAGTGATTGCTTTAATTCGTAAAGATTTTGGTCACCTGAGAACATTTGAATGTTCAATGGCATTAACATTTTCATAGAGTTTTTGTTTTCTAAAGAAATTAAAAGTTTTTTCGTTTGAGTTTTCATATAAAAATCTCCTCCCAGTAATTAAAGAATAGTTTCTAAATAAGTTAGATTCGCCTTTGAATCTGCAATAATTTTTTCACGTAAAGTTTTTTCTTCCACACTCATTACTGGTGTGGATGGCTCTGGCTGTAAAAGTTGTTGAGGGACATTTTTGTATTGTTTAATTAACTTTTCTTCAATACATGCGGCTGCCTCGTTGAAATTATCGATTCCATCACAAAGCCCATAATTAAAAGCCTCTTCAGCAGATAGCCATGTTTCAGCATCTAAAAGAGACTTTAAAGTTTCTGTATTTAGTTTATCTCCTGCTTTATCTAAATAAGATTGGATAACTGATTCATTAATACGTTCGATGTCATCGGCTGCTTTACGAAGTTGTTCTGCATTACCACTCGCCCAAGTCCAAGCATTATGAATCATCAATAGACTATTCGATGCCATTCTTATTTCGTCAGCAAACATAGCAATTACAGATGCAATTGAAGCCGCTAAAGCATCAACGTGAGCAATTACTTTTGCTTTATGACGTTTTAACATAGTACCAATCGCTAATCCTTCAAAGACACTTCCGCCGGGGCTATTAATGTATAAGTTAATTGTTTGTACATCATCTCCCAATGCATCAAGTTCATTTTTGAAAGTGATTGATGAAACCTCACCTAGTTCTTCCCAAGCCCATTTAGTAATTTCACCATAAATAAAAATATCCGCGGAATTACCATCTGCAGATAGCTTCATATTAAAGAATTTTTCCTTCTGCTGTTTTTTATTCACTTTTCCCACCTCCTTCCACAGTTGATGCAGCAGTGGACTTCCGCAATGTTGGGTCCATTTCTTGTGGATACAAGTCACCACTAATCCATAACTTGTCAGCCATTCCACCCATAGGTGCTAAATCTTCAAGCATGCGTACCTCATCAGGCTTCATAGCCCCACTTCGTAACATAGCTTGATAGAAATTTGTACGCGCTGTTGTATCGCCTCGTAAAAGGCCACCAAGGTTAAATTTGAAGTACATACCTTGCTTTCGATCAGCTTTTGTAAGTAATTTTCGATTAAATTCATGTTCATATTGGCGTACAATCGGCAAAAGAGTCATGTTTACAAACTGAATCATTAATTGTTCGTTTGAAGCCATTGTGCCACCTTCCACATCATTCAAAAAGGATACAGGTACATTAAAAACATTGGCCACTCTTGAGCGTGTAATTCGCTCTGATGCCAATGTATCGGATGCAAAGTATTGTTTTTTCATTTCAGTAATTTCAACACCTGGTTCTTGCATTAAAATGCCACCGTTTTCTTGATAAAACCGTCTAAAATCTGCTATTACAGCAGCTCTTTTATCTTTATCCAAGTTAGCAGCGTATTTCAAAATGAATGATTCTTTTTTCTCCATCTCAGATAAACTGAACTCTTGAACTGCCTTATCGTATTTGATGGTATTGGCCAATACTTTTAATGGTGAAAGGCCTCTCCATCTTGAAGGGCCACGAATGTGTTTAACGTGAATCATGTCACTGTTATGAACATACATATTTTTGGATTCTCCACGTACCTCATACCATAATGAACCATCTTCACGATCAATAAATTCCGTAACACAATTGGGATCTAAAGGTAATATGTCGGATGGTTGCATTCTTATATCTCGTAAAATAACTGCATATCCGTTTCCGGTTTCGTTTCGACTTACCTCTAATGAATTTAACAAATCATAGCTACTCATATTTTGATTAGGTTCATTTATGAGCACATCTGAAACATCATTTTGAATAACATCATAGTGCTGATGCAGTTTTACGGGTAGTGCTGACATAGTGTTGGCCAAACGACTGATAACGCTGAAAATGGTTTCATTAGTCGCTAACTGGCTGTTATCAATGCCCCAAAAGGTTCGTCCAATCCAATTGTTAAAATCCCATGTTGAACCCTTCCAACCTGTACTAGCTCCAGCGTATGCCATGTATGCAGAAGTTTTAATTCGTTGCCATAGTTTCAATTTCTCACCTCCTTCTTATAAATCATGAATAGAAATAAAGCTGATATTACCTTCTCCACTTTCATTTGTTGAAAATCTTGCTTGTACAAATGCTGTAATTACTGCTGCAATAGGGTCAATTCGTTCTCTGGACTTTGATTTTGATAGTTTAATACTTTCATTGGCTGCCATTTCAGCAATAGCATTCCCGACAGCCCAAGCAAGCACTTTATCACCAACATGTGTGATTCTTTTTTGTTGTTCATTGTTTTGATATACATAATCTCTGAACTCTTTTGTTGGCTCAGATAATGTAGGGAACCCTTGCCGGACCTCCACAATGGTTAACCCATAGTTAGCCATATTTTGAGCAAACTGTGTGGCTCCATATGGATCGTAACAAAATAGAATTACATTCAATTCATTATTATTGATGAAATCCAAAATCCATTGTTCTACAAAGCTATAATCAACTACAGCGCCTGGTGTGACATCCATCCAGCCTTCTTCAATCCACACATCATATGGCACCTTATCTTTAGCTCTCCGCTCTGCTAACGCATCTTCAGGCATAAATGAGTGTTGTCCGACATGGTAGCCATAATCCATAGGGAAAACATAACCCACCGAAGTTAAGTCAATCTTCTTAGATAAATCGACTCCTATATAAACATCACGGCCACTCACCTCAAAGGCTTCAATTTGTCCTGCTTTCCACTTATTAGCAGGAATGTAGCCCCCTTCTTTCATGTCCACCCATATATTCATAGTCTTTGTTAAGAAAGACCTCATTTTTTCAGGAACATCAAGCGCTGTTTTTAAATCTGATCGAATGGATGCTAAACCTTCTTCATAAGTAGCTACAATAGGATTTGCCTTAATCCAATTACTTTCATCTTTTATGTCATCCCCTGGATCAAGCTCGCAAATGATACCGAAATAATCATCGTTCTCTGTATCGTCATCAGGATTTAATATACGTGAAACATATTCGTATTCAACAAAACACGGCCTACTTAAATCAAACCCTGCTGTGGTGATAACAAACATTAGAGGTTCTTTACGAGCAACCATACCTGATAATAAAACATCGTAAATTTCAGATGTAAGATGGTTATGGTACTCATCCACAATTCCTACTGATGGATTCTTACCATCCCCCGTTTTACGTGTTTCACGGGATAACGGAACGATGACGGACCCATTGTTGAAGACTTCAATTTTGCCATACGCTTCTTTCCATCGACCGTCCAACAGCTCACTGGAATTTATCCCATCTCGAACAGCAATATATACCTCATCTGATTGATCCTTCTGCCATCCAGCAATATACATACGCTGTTTCTCATCTCCAAGGAAAGCGATGTATGAACCAACTATCGCTAGAAACTGAGACTTAGCATTTTTACGAGCAAGCTGAATGTAAACCTTACGGAAACGTCGAGCTCCGTTCCGCTTCTTTTTGAAACAGAAGATATTTACAGATATAAAGAGTTGAAAGTCATTAAGCTGAACCTTTTCACCAGCTAATACACCTTCAACGTGTTCAAACTCATTGGCCCACCAATAGAAATCCTCAGCCACTTCTTCATCAAAATAAAAAGGACTGTCATCATTTTGACAATCCTCATAATCTTTTATAAAGCGTTGAACCGCCCATTTGTGTTTAATACTAGCCTTAATTTCCCCACTTAGAATATCATCACAGTAGTTAAAGACCCGTTCTAAAACCCAATTCATAATCTATCACCAAATCGCTTCTGGGCCTCGGTTTTGCCTTCCACAGTTGAAGGGGAAGGAATGACTAATTTCAAACGAGATGTAATAGTAAGTCCAAGATCAGTAGCTGCAGAACGACATTCATTAAACAATGTATTTTTGGTTCGTTGCAACTTTGGATAATCCTCATTAGCAATCGTAATTTTCTTGCCGTTTTCCTGCTCAACTGTCTCTGTTGGTTTGATTTTTCGTATGTCCTTCACCAGTTGTAAGTACTGATGCTTCGAGTCCAGATACCTCGCTAAAGAATCAACATCAAGCTCGCTGAAAATTTCAAGCGCTACAAGCTTTTCAGCAATCTCTGCAAATTCCTTCTTTTGTGCCGCTGTTAAATACGATGGAATTTCAATGTTTTCAGTCGGTCCACGCATCTTTTCTTCGTGTTTTTGACGCTTTTTTATATCATCCTTGGTTAAATGTTTAGAACGTCCATTCCCTAGAATCACTTGCAATGGCTGCTTATTTCGACCTGCCATACTATCACCTCACTTTCATTTTCCTTAGCTTTCCAGAAAAAATATTCAAAAACGGGTTTTTCTGCGAGGAAATCGGTCAGCCGGTGTAGGGCCCCCTGCCGTATGGGAAACGAAAGGAGGGGGGATACCCTATTTCTTACCGTACTTCTGTGCATCCTCGGTCGTCTTCTTGTTATGACAAGATTGACAAAGCAATTGTAAATTGTTTTCATCTAATCGCTTGGACCAGTCAGCAGTTAGTGGCACGATGTGATCGACAAGAACTCCGACTGTAATTCTCTTTTCATTTAGGCAATGCTGGCACAAACCGTTATCTCGAATCTTGATGTAGTCACGGCATTTAATCCAAGAAGATGAATGATAAAACTGATCATGCTTCTTGTTGCGATTGTACTTGTCATAGTACCGGTTGTTGTCTGCCTTGGTTGTCTTATGTTGTTCGCAATATCCATTACGCGTTAGGTTTGGACATCCGGGTTTGTTGCATGGTCGTAGAGGTTTACTATTCATGCTGCTCTACCCCTTGCTTAACCCTCGCCATGGCCTGTGCTATGGTGTCCTTTAACTGTGCCTCGTCCTGCCTTAGCTGGTCTAGTTTATGGCCATCAGCCCACTTCATCTTGCGGTGTAACTCACGCATCTTTGCTTGTAGCTTACGCGTTGATTCATCTGTATAAAAACAGACATACTCACGTCCACAGTTAGGACAGTTGAAGTATGTCTTTTGGACTTTGTTATCCAGTTTGTCTACCTTGAAGTGTTGGACATTGAACCTGTGACCGCATGACTTGTTGCACTTAGCAATGATTGGTTCCATGTTATTCAATGCCTTCAAATCGTGTTGATAAACGCTTCAAACCATTTGCAATATCCTCAGCGTTTTTATTATTTGAAGTGCCAATCGATACTGTAAACTCCTTTTGCTTTTCAATATCTGCATTATCAATTGCATCCAGATCATCAGCCAATGCACCAACATGCTTTGCGATTGCTCGTAGCTTTAATTTAGATTTGTCATCAAATTCTAATCTGATTGTGATTCCTTTTGTTTTAGCCATTGTTCATCCCTCTTTCTTAACAAAGTTGTATTCATTTCTAACCTTACGTAATCCTATTGTGTAAAATATAGTGGTACCAATTATCCCAATGCATAACCCTAACGAACCAGATAATAGTGATATAAAGATTGTCATTCACTTGCCCTCCACAATTCATAGTTCTACTCGCAAGATCGGTCCGATACATCAATTGGACTTCTGGTCATAATAAAAAGCCTACATTCAAACGAATGCAGACTTTCAAACTGTACGGAGAAACAGACAAGGATTTGCACCTTGTATGGTAAATTTCGTGGTATCTCATTTATGCCTGATATTGCTGGAGCTTCAGCGCCCTATTACCATGAGCCATTAGCTACACCACTACATTGCGTCTACCTATTCCGCCACTGTCTCATGATAATAAAAAGCACCTCACTGGAGATGCTTGAAATAAAAACTATTTAATAAATGACTCAAATGTATTCAAAAACCATTTAAAAATAAATAAAAGGAGAATTAATATAAATGGATAAATAGCTAAGATTATATTAATTGTTTTAGTTTTAGCATTATATATCCATATTTCCTTTTTGTTTTTCTCTTTTAATTCATCACTAGAAGTCATGTAGTCTATATCATGATGATTTTCCTTTTCTATCAATAATTTTTCATAATCACGATGAAGTCCTTTCACTACTTCTGAAGTAATTTTTTCAGGATTCGCTTCTAATCTTTCTATTTTGTTAAGCTGGATATCCAAGTGCTGATAATTTGTATCAAAACTACCAGCTCGCTCTTTATAGTTTTTATTATTAAGAAACATTGTGAAAAAAGTTAAGGAAATAGATAAGACCAAAAGTATTTTTGTTGCTTCATCGGAACTAATAAACCAAACTGACAATATAAGAACTAAAACGGAATATAAATTTGTAATTTTTTCGAAATACTCATGTTTAGCTCTTAACCTTTTGGATGCTCTAATCCTTGCTTTTCTTGTGATTTTTATTCTTCTTTTTAAATCGTAAAATACATCCAAATTACTTACCTCTTTAGGGTTCCCAGTAATATCATTTACTTGTTTCATTTGTTCATCAGTTGCAGTATACTCTTCAACCTTAGTCACTTAATAACCTCCATTCTACTTTATCATAGGATAAATGGAACGGATTGTCATTATAGGAAATATAGAATATAAAAAAGGTTAATTTTACATGATTCTTTGTGTATAATATTTCTACATAAAGGAGGCAATACCATGCAAAATTTACTCAATAATTTTGATTTAGATAATTTAACTTTCGTATCTAGCATCGTATCAATTATAGTCGGCATTTTAGCAACTACCCTTAGCATGTTATTCACTACACGATCTAATGTGGATTCAACAAAAAATTACCAAGAAAAGGTAAAAACAATGGCGAAATCACTATCCACGCAAATTAAATTAGAAAATAAAGAAGAAACAAATGAAACTTTTACAAAAGCACAAAGTGATTTTTTTGGAAATATTAATGATACTATAAACGTTGGCGTATCCAATGATGAAAAGATAATCGAACTCTCTTTACATGAATGGTTTATGAAAGCTCACCAAAAACAAGCTATTATTCATTCTAGGATACAATTTTACACTGGATTATTTATGTCAATTACAGGTTTTTTATTAATTATATATGTTGTGGTTTTTGCATTATCGTCAAGTAGTATAACAAATATTTTAACAATTACTAGTAGTATAGTTATTGAAGGAATATCTATTTTGTTCTTGAAAGAGTCCCATAAACTAAGACAAAGCGCAAAAGAATATCATGATAATTTATCTGAGAATCAAAAACAGTTGCAAGCTATAAAAATTGCTGATTCAATAGAAGACTTCGAAATGAAATCGGCTATCAAAGCTCAATTAGCTTTACATATGATTGGTATACATTCAGATAATATTGATACTACTAAAATATTAGAAGTGATGAAAAAAGAATAACGTATTTAATTTCAAACCTTCCCCTATTTGATAGTTATTCGATATAAAAAAAGACTACCAATTTAGTAGCCACTTTCAATTTTTGAACATATTAAGATTTACATCTGCATTACTTTAATTTCGCATAGTGTTGCTTAAAACATTTTCATATAGTATCTTATTTTGAACCCACTATTTAGGAGGATTGTGTATGATTGGTATAATAGGCGTTGCAACTATTCGTTCTTTAGATGTAAATATTGAAAAAAAACTTAACATCAAAAATGATACTTCCATTATAAAAGTTATTAAATCAACAACTAGGCTCAATCAAGCAAAATTACCATTAACCGAATGCGAAGTAAAGTTTTTTATTCAAATGCGTGCTAATCCTGATTGTAAATCTTTAGATGATTATACCGGACAAGTATTTCCGTTCCTTAAAAACCTTCTTGGACCAGATGTGGCTTGTGTTAAAATAATTAATACTGAAAATTTAGGTCCACCTACTATAAAACACATAACAGAAATATAAAAGACCACCGAAATTGAGTGGTCTTTTTGCTTGTTTCCGACATACACGTACAAGCGAACGTGTTTATTTTGTAATGCTTATTTTTGTTAACGCATTTCCGTGCGCTTTTTGACATTACCATCATATAACGGTTTTTCAATAGATTCTATTCAGATAACTTGGTGTCAGTATAGTGAAAGTTTTATTTCATGTGCAAACCGAATCATTTTAGCTATTTCAGCATGTTTCTTATATATGTAGCTGGCACTATAGTTTAATTCCTCTGCGATGTCTTCCAGTGTTAAGCCATCCACATACTTTAATCGTAAAATTTTATGGTCCAATCCTTTGAATTTACTAATTAGCTTTATGAAGTTTTCTCGTTCTTTTTCTTTTATTTTCAATTCATTTTTAATACGCTCTATTCGTTCTTCCAACTTGGCACCATCTGATTCAGCAGTTAATTTAACTCCCATTAGATCGCCTTCTACCCAGCGCTTTAATTCCCTCTGTGATTGTTCGAGATTAAATTCAAGATAGGCAATATCGTCTTCTATTCGTTGGTAATCTCGCAACCATTCATACATGTGCAGCACCTACCTTGTTTGTATATTCCATTTAATGTTCATCATCCTAATTCGTGAATTAGTTCCAGCTGTACTTTACTTAATCGCCTTTCAGCAATTTTTATATAATCAGGATTAAGTTCTATTCCAATAAAATTACGGCCATGTTTTAATGCAACCAATCCTGTAGTTCCTGAACCAAAGAACGGATCCATTACAACACCATCTAACGGACAACCAGCTAAAACGCATGGTTCAATTAAGTCCTCAGGAAAAGTTGCAAAATGCGCTTCTCTTAACGCTTTTGTTGTGACTGTCCAAACTGATCGTTTATTTCGCTTATCTCTTATTGCTCTAAAAGCATCATTACCATACTTACCATCAAAAGAGCCTCTAGGTTTATCAATACGTCTTGCTTTTTGTGGTTCTCCCAATGCACCTCGAGATCCCCTGACATCTTGTGTTCCATATACAGCTGGTTCTTTTATTGCTTCATGATCGTAATAGTATTTAGGCTGCTTGCTTAATAGAAAAATATATTCATGTGATTTAGTTGGCCGATCAGTTACACTTTCGGGCATCGGATTAGGCTTATTCCAAATAATGTCCTGTCTTAAATACCATCCATCGGCTTGTAAAGCAAATGCTACACGCCAGGGCAAACCGATTAAATCTTTAGGCTTTAATCCTTCTACATTTTTAGAGACATTTACAATACCCATTGTAGAACCATTACTCTGCATATGATTTTTACCTGGATTGCCTTTTCCATTACCGTTACGTCCTCGACTACTACCTGCGTATGCATCACCAAGATTCAACCAAACCGTACCATCATCTTTCAGGATCCGTTTGATTTGTCGGAACACTTCTAAAAGTGCTGAGACATATTCCTCTACTGAATTTTCAAGTCCTATTTGACCATCCACCCCATAATCACGTAGCCCCCAATAAGGAGGACTTGTGACCACTGTATTTATAGTTTCGCTAGGTAGTGTTTTTAACACATCTAAGCAATGCCCTTGATAGATTTTATTAAGTTCCAACTCGTCACCCCCTTGGATTAACTATTAAACTTAACAATCGCCTTGAAAATCGGATAAATTTGTTGTGGGACAACGGCATTTCCCAAAGCTATTAATCTACTTTTGTCCAATTCTCGGGAAACCCCATCATCCACTCCACAAATGCCGGGTTCGGGTACTGACCAATGTAATTCGGAAACTTTTCTCCAATGCTCCCAGGTAAAACTTTGCCATGCTTGCCACTGGCTTCTGAAGGTGCTAATGGCCGAATCTTTTTGTACGCTTGACTCGCTGCAGGTGTTCCTAGCAATGATAAAGACACGGTCTCTTTGATGTGGCGCTCCAACGGCTTGAGCCGGTAATACGATACATTCGACTTCGTAGTTTTCAGATTCCAAATCGTTGATAATGTCTGATAGTCCGTTGTTAACGTGTCCAAATACGTTTTCTCCAACAAACCAATCAGCTTCGACTTCTTTAATGACTCTGAAAACTTCATCCCATAAGTATCTTTCGTCTTCTTCTCCCTGTTGATCTCCTGCAAGTGAGTAAGGCTGACAAGGGTATCCTGCGGAAACAGCTCTAATTGAATCAACATCTATACCCCTTTCTATTAAAGATTTTCTTGTTATTGTTCTTATATCTGAAAATAATGGTGTATTTGGCCAATGCTTTTTAAGAACCTTTTGGCAAAATTCCTCTATATCACAATGAGCAACCGTCTTTATTCCAGCCCATTCGGCAGCTAAAGAAATTCCACCAATACCTGAACATAGATCAAGCATGTTCCATTCCAAAATCATCACCTCTTGTTACTTCACGTTTTTTCTATCTCGCAATATCGTTCTTCCGTTTCCATTTGCTCAATGTAGAAGCACTAACATTAAATATGGCGGCTATTTCTTTATCTTTTTTCTTTCGCTTTTTATATTCATGGTATTGGGATTCCGTTATCACAAGTGTTACGGCTGATTTACGGTCATTAGGTTTTGCGTCAGTACCGAAACCTGTTCGTTTATTTGATAAGTGAAGTAACATCTGACCATACTCAGCTATTTCCTTACAGTTCGAACAGTTAGAAGTTTCTTCGGCTGAAAAACAATTACATTTTGACTGCAGCGCATCAATTTTCTTTAATATCTCGTTACGCTTTTGTTGTATTTCGGACTTTTTCATATAACCCAAACCTCCTTTGTAATCCATCCCTCATGTTCGTATTTTTGTACCCATTTGTATTTATACGGCATGATAACACTTGCCTCGCATCCATCAACTATCATTGTCATTTCAATGTATTGCTTATAAGGATTAGGCTCGGCTTTCCATAGTTGTCCTCGCACTTGCTTCTTTTGCCCAGGCTGGATAATAGGAATACCATTCCGCGTATTCATTTCTTAAAGCCTCCTGCAACCTGGCTTGGTTTCAGCATGATTACACGTTTAGGAAATCCGTATTTCTTCTTCACTTCATCCCTAGTCATGTCATGTTCTTGCCTGCAATGGACTTTTGTAATAACTTGGCCAATATGATTGCAGCCCTCTACTGGACATTTCAAAAGCTCGTTTCCTTTTGAACTCCAAGATGTCATTTCTCAACACCTCTTTTTTCCACAATTGCTTTTAAAGCTCTTAGATACTTTTTATAAGTAAAATAGCTCGATGTCGCGAATGGAATTAAAACTAATGTTGAAATTAATACAAGGAATAATGTAAATTTATTCATCCATAAAAGGAATGCAATTAATAATACAGCCCATGCAAAACCTATAAATATCAAAACTACATAATTGTTTGTCAGTGATTCTTCTATCTCTCGCATTTCCTTAATATCACTTACTTTAAGACTTCCGATTATCTCTTTAGGTAAAATATCTTGGTACATTTTAGCCATTTCTCCACCTCTTTTGCTGTTTTTGGGTATAAAAAAGAGAGCCTCAGAAAATAGGCCCTCTATTCACTTTTTATTCAGTCTCAGTAGACTGCTGATCGACTTCATCCATGCTCATTTGGCCATCAGGTGCATCGCTACCCTCGGGCTTCTTACCTTCCATTACTTCTTTAGGCGTACCATATTGGTATGTTAAATCAACCAGGAAGTATTGACCGTACTTGTTATATTTCTCGCTAATTTTATTCATGATTAGCGCTTCATTTTCTTTAGCTTCTGTCACAATTTCCTCTGCTTCTTCGCGAGTATCTGCATACCATTGTTCTTTTTGATTTAGTTGTTTTTTCATCGTTATTTCCCCTTTTCGATTTTACGTTTTTTTCGTGCTTCTTTTAGATCTTCATGTGTGATCCAACCACCATCAATATTGGAATAAGTTAAGAGAATCAATTCGAATGGATAGCGATATTCAAAAAGTTTTTTCTTAATGTTAAAATCTTTGGTTGGCTGCCCTTTAATATCGATTACTTCTATTCGTCCATCAGGGTAATGTACTTCGAAATCAGCCCTATAAATAATTGGCCTAACTTTTACACCTTTTTTTGTGTAGCCATCAAATATGGTGTAATTCTTTTGCATTATGAAATCGTATATTACCCCTTTTTTCTGCAAATCTATTAGATGATCGTAATAATCTCGTTCCATTTTGCTATCAAACTTAATTCCATCATGCTCAACCTTTTTGTTATTGTACTTATTGCGTTTTTCTTTAACAGGTTCAACATGAATGATGTGTTTGATTGTCCCGATGGTATGTCTAGCTTTGATTCGTGCTTTTTCTTGATCCTCAGCATCTACAAACATTTCTTTATTTCCAGGTACTTTTTTATCGATGTACCTCACTAAAAACTTTTTCATTTACAGCACCTCGTCAGAATGGAAGATCGTCTTCATCTACTTCAATCGGGCCTTTGCTATTTGCAAAAGGATCTTCGTCTACCCTTGTATAATTTGGCTGTGTGTTTTGAGGCCCTCTGTGCCCTCCTGAGCCGTTTTGAGAACCTGCCCCTCTATTTGTATCAGAACGTGCGTTCGAATCGTTCTGAGCGCCTTCTGAGCCGTTTTTATGCTCTAAGAATTGAATGCTATCGGCTACAACGTCTGTAGTGTATACACGCTTGCCATCCTGACCTTCATAACTTCCTGTTTGGATTCGCCCTTCCAAACCTATTAAATTACCTTTCTTCTGAAAGTTTGCTAGATTTTCAGCCTGCTTTCTCCAAGCCACACAATTAATGAAGTCTGCCTCACGTTCACCCTGTTGATTTTGGAATGTCCTGTTTACTGCAACCGTGAAGCGACATGATGCAATGCCGTTCGGAGTAAAACGCACCTCAGGATCTTTTGCAAGTCGGCCAACTAATACGACTCGGTTAATCATGCTGTTCCCTCCAATAGTTCAGGATTTTCGTAAATGTTGCCTATGATTTCTAATTCTTCATCATTTACTAAACCTTCGTATAAATCGTGACCACAATTATTCTCTTCGACCATCCACATACCACAACTGAAAACGACTTTACCGACAATGATTTTATCCTCTGCATGGCCACCTGTTCTTAATGAGTTAAAATCGTTGTATTCAACAATATCCCCCTCATAAATCTCCTTGCCGTTCTTGTCCTTTAAGCCTGTGTATTGCATTAAGTGATGTTGCCTAGTGTTATCTGTACCTTCGAGCATTCCGTTTTCATCAAGTCCATTTAACTCCCCGTCGAAATGAAGTAATAACCCAGGTATATTTGATTCATACATAACTTTTGCTACATCATTCCAAGCACGAAACTTAATCTCTCTCATGATGTTCCCCCAATCCATTCAAAGCGATATTATGAATTTTTTCGTATGCTGGGTTCATGTCGATTAAACCTTTTGTAATCTCTACGATTTCTTTAAGCGCTGCTTGTTGTTTAATCAGTGTTTCATTTGTATTTTCAGACATGTACCTCTATCCTTTCGTGAAAATCATTGCTGTGGCTGGAAAGACTAACGTTTCATCCTTCACCTGGCGTAATGATTTATTTTTTTGTTGCTCAGGAAACCAAAAGCTCATATCCATCTTGTTTGATATGTCGAATATCTTTGTTGGGATTCTCCCAAGCTCTGCATAGACATGTCCTTTTGCTGATTCTTCGCTTTGAGCAAAAATGATAATGTGCTGCCTATTACCAAGTGGAACCGAATAAGTCTTGATCGTTTGCAAATTCAATTCATTGCGTTCTCTCATTTGCTTCACTTCTTCATGGTGCACTAGATTCCAGTTGATATTGTTGGCCCGATCAGTTCCCTTTACGACATTGTTTTTTATGAGCCAGTAAATTGAGTAAGCTAGTAATTCATCATCACACTTGATTGCTTCAAGTAGTAATTCATTGAACGTCACTTACTACACCTGTCCATCTGTTGAATTTAGAATTTACTGTACCAACTTCCCCTTCGCGATTTTTCGCTATGATGATTTCCAAAGAATCGTCTTCATCATTTTTTGAGTAATAAGCATCACGGTATAGGAACACCACAACGTCTGCGTCTTCCTCAATACTTCCTGATTCACGTAAATCTGAAAGCATAGGGCGTTTATCAGGGCGCTTTTCTACACCACGCGATAATTGGGCCAGTGAGATAACAGGGCAATTAAATTCTTTTCCAATTGCCTTTAATGCCTTAGATATTTCTGAGATCGATAAATGCATGCTTTTTGATTCATCCGCTGGCTTAATAAGTGTTAGGTAATCGATGAAAATAATTAGCTGCTTGTCAGGATTCTGATTCCGTATTTTCCTGATCTTCATTCGCATTTCAGAAATGGTTTGTCCACTCTTATCAAAAATTTCAACATTCGTTTTAGAAACCTGAGCAATTACTTTCATCCAGGACTCTTTTTGGCCCTCTGTTAATCGCTCATAAAGGTTTTTCATTTTGTTACGGTTGTAATTGCCTGTAGAAGCAATCATGCGATCTCTTAATTTTGCTGCAGACATTTCTAAACTAAAGACAATTGGTAAACAGCCTTGCCAGCCTGCTTGCTTCACACAATGCAACATGAAATCCGTTTTCCCCATCGATGGCCTTGCAGCCACAATTATTAAATCTGTGTTCTGCCAGCCGTTTGTCGCGGTCTGTAATGCTTCTAAGCCTGTAGGAATTCCCTTTGTTCCTTGCATTGGCTTCCAGGGATCTTCTGCAACCTGCATCACCAATTCATTAATGCTGTTGTGATCGTCCGTGTTGTTTGATACCAGGCTGTTTAATTCATTCGTAATTTTTTCAAGTGGCCAGTTTTCATGTTTTGCTACTTCCAAGATGTTGTACTTTTCACGCTCACGCCATTTATCTAGTAAGATGCCAACGTAACTATCAAACTTTTCTTCGTTTGCGAGATTTTGAATTTTATTAAGCTTGCCAGCTCCACCAAAATTTTCGGGCCTGCCTTGTGTCAACATGGTTATTAAGTCAACAACCTGTCCTCTAGCGTTCAACTCTTTCATGGCCTGTAATACATTGCGATTCTCTGCATACTGGAAATAGCTTGGCTTTAAATCTGTATCTGTCAGTAAGTGAGGGAACTTTAGCAACGTTCCCAACACGGCTTCTTCTGTAAGCATTAACCTTCACCTCTCGATAAATCAGCATTAATTGGCTTGTACATTGTTGTTTGTCCTGAGCTTGGATTTTGTAATGGTGATGTAGGAACAAACTTGCTTTGCTCATTTAGGTATCCTTCAAATTTAGTTCCGAATAATGTCTCAGGACGTAAATAAACGGACATTTTAGGATCCACTAACCATTGAGTTGTTTTTATATCGATTACCTGTTTGAAATCATCTAAAGTGAATTTCTCTTTAAACCTAGCTTTGATTAATGTTTGTGTTTTCTGTGATGTATGTTTGAATTTCTTATTAGCTTTTTGGTTTAGATAATCGATTATTTCTTTGTAAGGAATTGAGTCGGGTTCGTTGCCCGACAATATATATTCTTTATCTATATCTTTATCTATATCTGTACCGTCACGTGACGTCACGGCAACGTCACTATTTTCGGGCGGTATTTCTAAGACTAATTGCTTCTTTCTTTCCCTATATTCCTTGTTACGCTTAGCGTTTAATTCCCTTACTCTTTGCATCCCATCAATGTTTTGGTGCTTCTCCCAATTAGCGATTAAGACAACCTCTTGTTCGTCTACTTCTAGCATTTTGTAACGCTGCAGTATTTGAATTGCATACCTAACTTTTTCTAATGGCCTATTAAAAATGATCGCCATTTCCTCAATGTTCATCGGGATATTTTCACTTAGCATAATAAAGCCGTTATAGTTTGCCTTACCTGCATAAGTAAGTAGCTTTATCCAAATTATGAGGATCGTATCACCTTCGGGCATTCGTTCAATAAGCTTGATTTTCTCGTTATCGAACATGTCAGTTTTTATTTTTATCCAAGTAATGTCTGCCATCTTGGTATCACCTACTTCAAAAGAAACTCTATTTCAAATGTGTTGTTTAATTGCTTTGTAGCTCTACAGTACTCACATACTTCACATCGTTTCGGCTCCTGCTTGCCTAATTTAGCGGCTATAATGCCTGGCAAATATTCCTTTACATATTCCAATTCAAATTCAAATCGGCTTTGGTCAAAGTGCAAAATTGCTTTATCAGGCGGTGTTTCTTTAGTGACTGCCACAATGTACGGTGCATAATAAGTGCCAGTGTTTTGATAGATTATTTCACGATAAATAGCCATCTGTAGCACGTAATCAAAGGCTTCAACGAACGAAACATACTTACTATACTTGTCACTCCAATAGCGCTTGCTAAGGCTTTGAGTAGTCTTTAAATCAGTGAATGTTTTACGTCCATGATTGATTGCATCAACTTTGATTTTCCAAAGGACACCGAACAGCTCACCTGTGAAAATAACCTCTTTGTCACCTTCCAGGGCAAACATTGCGAATCGATCATTTTTAATAGCTTTTATCATGGAATCAGCTTGCTTAAAATCAGCGTATTTCCCACCTCGCGTATTGAAAATAATGCCTCTGTTTGCCTCGACATATTCGTCAAAAACAAGGTCGCTTTCAAATGCTGAATGCGTATAAGAACCTACTGTCAAAGCAAGGGATGAAGTACGTTCATACTTGCCCTCTAGCTCCGCAATTACACTAGCCTCACACTCTATTGCACTCTTAAATTGTGAAACTGACATATAGTACTGATTGGCTTCGCTAGAATGGTAATTATTCTTGTTCAGCTGGAACGGTGTTTTCATCTGACTTCACCTCGCCCTGCTCTTTGTTGAAGTCTGCAGCTAGTCCGCTTGATTGTTGCTTGCCAATCTCCTTGTCGAACCAATCTTCAACTTTAGACATTTTATCTTTTAACGAATTACGAATACTTGTTAGTTGTGCAAGGTCAAATTCACTAAATGAACTAGCGTTATATCCAAAGCGGTCTTCGATCATTTCTTGTGTTACACCGTAATTTTCTTTGAAGTGACTTAATGCACCACTTATTCGATCTTTCAACGGTTTATCAGATTGGCCAGCTAATGTTAAACGGCATTGTTCTACTGCCATTTCAACAACATCACCAGGGATTACACCTAAAATACATGCTCTTAATCTTCTAGCGCCATCACTAGCCACACGCTCATAAATATCCCTCGGTTCAGTTAATTTAGTTAAACTACCTCGCGCACTTCGTACATGCTTTACTGTGAAGACTTTTTCCTGACGTACATTTGTTTCAAGGTCCCAACAATAAGCTTTTGCAACTGATTCACCGTCTCGCTGTTCAAGCTCTTGGATACCATAAGATAGGTTCCCCCAATTTTGGGCCAATACCTCAGCTAATCGAATAGAGGGCCCCTCAACTTTGGATGATCCACGCTTATATGCATAAGTAGCTGTAGTAGCTAATGACGGCCGTTTACAAGCATCTTGAATACGCTTTTCAGATTCAAAATAGTTACGTGGGAACTGCTTTGCTAAGAAAATTGCTCCCTTTACTTCTTCCATTTCGCGAGAAGCACTTGATTGAGCTAATACGCTTTGCTGATCCATAGTCGGTTGTGATTGGACGTTATTGAATTGAGTTGTTAGATCATTCATTGCTGCTCACCTCGCATTCGATTGTGTTGTGTAGATTTTGTAGAAGTTGAGGGATATTTAAGCGTTTCAACATATCTGCATTTAATTGTTGTTGTAAATTAGCTTCAAGGTTACTAATTAGCGTTTTTTCTGCTTTTGTTTTAGCTTCACGGATCATATCAGCTACTTTTTCATTAAGCTCTTTTGCGATATAACCTTGTGTTAAATATTCAACGATTGAATACTTAGCATCATCTCGATAACTCGGTTTCTCTCCATGCTTTGTAAGTGTTTTTTCTGCAACAGCTTTTTCAAACTGTTTACCCATATACTCTGATAAAGACATGTATTCTACATTTGAACCCCATGAACTCGTTTTATAAGGAATTTTGATATTCGCAATATTGTCTGTCATGATTTTTGATATGAAATCATCTGCCATAGAATTTACTTTTTCAGTGATTACAGAAGAAAGTTGTAGTTCCATTTTTTCTTCTAACTTGTTTGTTAAACGGTTTTGTATACCTGAAATGATCTTTCGTTGAATTTCTTCATCCAACGTCATTTCTTCATCTAACCAATCTAATTCAACTTCGATATTAAACTTTGCCATTACAATTCCTCCTGTGGTACACTACCAGTGTCATATAATTTATCTTGCTCGCCATTGGTTGCGCCCTTTGACGAGTTTTTTTGTGCCTTAATTTGGGCTTTCTGCGCGTCTTCGATGTCTTGCCAGTATTCAGATTCACGATCATATTCGATGTGTGAATAACCTATACGCACTTAATCACCACCTTTCATGATTGAGCTGCACGTTTTAGCGCCAGTGTCTTTAGCAAAGATGTGTATAAGGCATCTTCCAATGGTTGTCCCTCAACTTTAGTAACACCGAACTTCTGCAGCTGTTCAATGACTGCTTTGCGTTTCAATTGCTTCATCATCGGCATTTATTAAACACCCCTCTTGAAATGCTTTTACTTCTTCAATAGTGTCGATGATGCCGAATACCCTTTGCTCCATAAGTTGGTATTCTCTTTGTTTGCTCGATAGATGATTGTCAAATGGTAGTACTGGAGAGCTTTTCAGTGCATCTTGAGCAAAGTCCCTCAAACGTTCCCCTTCAGCTTTTTGCATTTCCTCTAATTGCTCAATAAGATTGGCCCGTTCCTCCACAATCCTTGCTTCAAGCTCTGGATATTCCAATAATTCACTCAAGCTATCAACAGCAACATGAGGACGTGTGTCATATTGACTTTGAACCTTCTCTACAAAAAGTGATTCACGGCCATTTTCATCCATTGCATAAACTGTGGAAGGCTCCCCAGTTGAACGATAATGAACTGCTAATACTGATAATTTTGTACCTTTTACATTTAATACTGCTTTCATACTCCCAACCTCCAAGTAGTTTGATAGATTTAATTTCTTGCTGATACAACCTTTGCCATTGCCTTTGCTATCATTTCTCGTTTTACCTCAGCCGGTAATGCCAACCAATCGGCTACTTTGATTTTCATTTGGTTCACCTACTTTCATAAAAACTGCTTGTACATTTCTATACAGACTGCGCTATTTTGCGCAATCATTTCTGTGTACTGTAATCCCTCCAACTGTTAAATCTTTTAATTTGATTTTTCTTCCATAGTCCCTAGACAAAATGCTCTCAATTAATGGCAGTAATTTTTTTACCTTTTCTTCTGTCATTTTGAATTCGTGCATAATCACACTCCTTTTTATCAGATTATGTCGAACGAGCTTGTCTAATTTTTAAAACAAATTCCTATCTCTATATTGTGCAAGTCATTTCATCCAAACTACAGAATTTCTGTAGTTGACCTGCAAAAAAAATAATACTGTCAAAAGGAACGTTTACATGCTTCATAAAAAGATAAGCTTGATCCATTCTGAAAACTCGTCTGTATTTTTCATATTGAATATATGTTTTCTCAGACATTTTCATCTTTTTAGCCATCTCTCTTTGAGTTAATCCTGCTAAAATACGGGCTTGTTCTAATGTGTATTGCACATCTACTCACCTCCTGCATTTAAGATACTACAGATTTTCTGTATTTTCAACTCAAAATAACATATAATCTGTACTTATTTAATAAAATGATATTAAAGTTTCAGTTTTACTGTACTTTTTTACAGTTTATATATATAATGAATATCAAGGAGGAGATACATAGTGACTGTTGGTGAAAAAATTAAAGCATTACGAAAAGAATATAAATTAACTCAAGATGAATTGGCGAAAAAATTAGGTGTAGCACCTACTGCTGTTTCTGCTTGGGAACGTAATGCTAATAAACCTTTAATGGATAAAATTATGGTAATGGCAGAACTTTTTAATGTACCTTTTACACATTTTTTTGAAGTAGATGAATATGACGATACACATGAAGTGAAACTTCCGTTGTATGGACATGTTTCATGCGGAGAAGGTTTAGTGGTTTTTGAAACACCAACTGAGTATCGTGCGACTCCTGAAGAATGGATTAAAAGTGGCGAATACTTCTATGTTCGTGCTAGTGGGGATTCAATGATAGGTGCTAGGATTTATGATGGAGATATTTTGTTTATGCGAAAGCAAGATGAAGTTGAAAATGGTGAAATTGCTGCAGTTTGTTTAGAAGATGAAATTGTTTTAAAAAGAGTATTTAGAACTAATGGTAGCTTTATTCTTCAAAGTGAAAATCCGAATTATCCTCCTAGAATTTTTAATCCTAAAACTGATAAGAATATACGTATTATTGGAAAGCTAGAAAAATTAATTGTTGAATTTTAATAAATATAATTTAGAGCAGACCATTGTTTGCTCTTTTATTTTATAGAAAGGTGGATTTTATGCGCTGTGCTCTTTATGTTAGGGTTTCTACTGAAGAACAAGCAAAGCATGGATTTTCCATTGCTGCACAAATAGAGAAGTTAGAAGCTTACTGTATTTCTCAAGGTTGGGAAGTAGCTGGCGAAGTATATATAGATGATGGTTATTCAGCTAAGGACTTAAATAGACCTCATTTTCAAAGGATGCTCTCTGAGATAAAAAAAGGAGACATTGATGTTGTTTTAGTTTACAGACTGGATCGTTTAACACGATCTGTTTCTGACCTTTATGAAATTCTAAAAGAACTTGATATGTATAGTTGTAAATTTAAATCAGCAACTGAGGTCTATGATACAACTAATGCCATGGGGCGTTTATTTATAACTTTGGTAGCTGCCATTGCACAATGGGAACGTGAAAATACAGCCGAACGTGTACGTATGGGCATGGAAAAAAAAGTTAAGCTCGGCTTCTGGAAAGGTGGCACCCCACCCTACGGATACAAAGTTTCAGATGGTGAGTTACTAATAAATGAAGAAGAAGCAAAGACAGTTAAAGAAATTTTCAAGTTGGCCAAAGCAATAGGTTTTTACACCCTTGCAAGACAGTTGACTGATAAAGGCATCACACCAAGAAAAGGTGGAGAGTGGCATGTGGATAGTATTAGAGATATTGCCAATAATCCAACCTATGCTGGGTATTTAATGTTTAGTGAAAATCCAAAGGATATTAAGAAACCTCCACGAGAAAGAGAACTATTTGAGGGTAATCATGAAAGAATAATTGAGAGAGATGAATTTTGGGATCTTCAAGATATTCTTGATAAACGTAGAACCTTTGGAGGTAAACGCGAAACTAGTAATTATTATTTTTCTTCTGTTCTAAAATGTGCAAGGTGTGGTCATTCTATGTCAGGTCATAAAGTTGGTAAGAAGAAAACTTATAGATGCTCAGGAAAAAAGGCTGGAAAAGAATGTACTAGCCATATTATTTTAGAAGAAAATTTAGTAAAAACTGTTTTTGCACAATGGGACAATTTAATAGGCAGTTTTAACAGTAGTGAAGGAGAATCAGAATTTTCTATAGAACATCTGAATTCTTTAAATAAAGAATTATCTTCTGTTCAAAAATTAATGTATAAGAAAAAAATAATGTATGAAAATGATGTTATTGAGATCGACGAATTAATAAAAGAAACTGAGAAGCTTCGTGAAAATGAAAAAGAATTACTACGTGAAATAAAAAATATTGAACAGAACAACAATCGTAATAATGAAGAATTAAAATCAATACTCCTAAATATTGATACACTTTGGTCAAAAGCGAATGACTATGAACGCAAGGCTTTAATAACCTCTATTTTTGAACAATTGGTCATTGATACTAAAGACGAATACCAAAGTAGTAAGCAAGCAAGGGAAATCATCATAGTTTCAGCTAAATAA